TTCCGCCTTTAGAAATTTGTTGAGGAATACTAGAGCGAGATATTGTCATAAAAACCTCTTAGAACAGTTTTTCTAATCCGGCCACTACTATAATTAAAATCCCAATACCGTAAATCTTTTTATCTAAATCTTTTAGTTTTTCGTTTTGTTCTTTTAATCGCTCTTCAATATGTTTGTACCTCAGCAAGCACTCTGCCTCATGTTTTTCTAATTTAGAAAGCATAGAAGGAGACGAGGAGGTCTTTTTCTTAACCGATTTTTTAGCTGTAGCCATCAACATTTCCATCTTCTGCGAGCTTGACGTAAACGACTATTTGGGTTTTTAGCCGCTTTAGGAAATTTTTTCATTTGACCAGCTGAACGAGCGCAAAATGATTTACGTCTTTTTGCCGCTTTACTTCCTTTTTTCACTTTACCAGTAACAGCTGTTTTTAACTTACTTCCAGGATTTTCTCGTCTATAACGAGCAACTCCTGCTTTAGTCATCCCCGCCCCACTTTTCGTGGAGCGGAAATATTTTTTAGTTTTAGGCGGTTGCTTATCTGCTTTTCTAGTCATGACAAGAAAAATGTGAGCTTATTACCGCTACCAGTGAACGCAGATACATACGCTCCGCTTTCCGCTAATATACCGTTGTCTGGAATATTAAGAGTATGTAGCCCAGTTGGAAAACTTTGAACTAATAAATCAGAGCCTCCGTTTCCATCTGTAATAGTCAAAGCACCCGCAGAATTACCAAACACAAGTATTTGCCTTATCCTTGATCTTGCGGGTCCAACCACAGCAGCGGAGTCTCCTTGATCAAAATTAAAGGCTTTTACATCAGATCTTGATCCTGCCACGTCAACCTCCTTAGAATACTGAGTATTCTAGTTCAACTGTAAATCTTCCAGCAGTGACATCAGCATTGACTGTAGTTGTCGCTCTAGCATATAAATGTACGTTAGCTACAGCAGCAGTTATATTAGGTACAAAAATGTGATAGTTACCAGCAGTGTCATTAAAGTTTACGTCAATCTCAGTAATTGATTGAGTTGCGCTCAACTGCTCATTAAAAGAGGTAACACCCGCACCAACGATCTCAGTGCCTGAAACAGCAGCGTTAGTAGCTGTCCCGCTTGTAGAACTCAAAGCAAGATTTCCAGCTAAAGTTTGACCAGCAGCTGTAGTGATACCAATCAATGCTCTATGAATAAAAATCTTACTTGGTGTAACAAGATCATCAGGAGCATCTACATTAAGAGTCCCTAACTCTACAAGACAATCACCATCTGCGTAAGCAGTAGAGGCGGCATCAGTAGCCGCTAATGACCCCGCAAACGATTGTATTTTGCGAGTACCCATAGAAATAAGTTGTCCTGTTGCATTTACAGAAAAACCTGTTTCTGTAATCGCACCTGTTGTTCCACTTTCATTGATGACTTTAAATCCAGCTTTTGATCGAACTGGACCTGAAAAGGTAGTAGTAGCCATGTTTTTCTCCTGTCTTGGCTAGTGTCAGCCCCGCATGGGCTGTCAGGAAAATCTACTATAAATGAAAAAAGGGCAACTCGCAAGTCGCCCTTTTCTTTATTTTATTTAAAGCTATGCGCCTGTAGAACCAAACACACAACGTGGATCTGAGAATCCGAAGCTATAACGCTCCCGAGCCTTAAACCTCATGTTGCCAGTATCGAAGTCGCCTTCCATCTGAGTTTTAATAGGCGCACGTTCAAAGTGCTTAAACCCATTAGGTGCATCTGTCTTAATGAAAAATGCATCTGTATCAGTAAGGAAGTGATTAACGACATACCCGTCTGACAACATACCTTTGCTACGAATAGCATTGATATCGTTATCAGCAGTACCAACTCGTAGCGCAGAGGCCATCAAACGCTCTGCAACAAACTGAAGTGCAGGCGGGATGATTAGCTTCATACCACGAAGCGCAATTTTTAGACCACGCTCATCGGTAAAGCCAGAGATACTGATTAAAGCATCTTCTAGAGAGGTTTCGTTTAGATCCGCATTAGTTGATGGCTCGTTAGCGAACGTACCACCTCCTGAAAGCGGGTGTACAAGCGAACAAAGCTCAACACCGTCACCACCAGTTACACTGCTGCTGAAAGCGTTGTTAAGGACATTGGCCGCCTTAACTTGCTTTGTGTGTGCCATTGAACGAGCCAAAGCGCGAGTATAACGAGACGCCAAACGGTCGTACAAGTTATCTTCAATAGCCTCCTCAGTGATTGAGAAAGCCAACGCAATGGTTTCGTGAGTAAAGCGGGAAGTAAATGACTCTTGCGCGTCATCAAAGTTTACCGCTCCACCTTCATTTTTAGTTGGCGCACTACCAAAACCAGCAAGCATTACTTCCTCTTCAAACGCACGGTCTGAAGACTCAGTATCAAAGATCTCTGCATGCTCGTTTTCGTAACGATCATATTCCATGCCAAAGAGGGCATTGAGTCCTGGCTCAAGTTCTTTGGCGAGTTGTGCTCTTGAAATAGGCATTAGTCAACCCTCCTACTTAGTGCCAGTTGTTGTCTTATACGCATGCTCGTTAATGATAACGTAAGCATTAGTATTATTAGACGTTTGATCACTATTATCGGGATCTTTAGAAATACCGATAATCCGAAGTTGTGCTGAACCAGAAGCCGTGGTTGCTGAAATTTCTCCAGCAGACTTACCAGTTGTTGAGCTACCAGATGTCATCGAAGTAGTATCAGCGTTTGCGCCAACACTAGCCTGAGCTAATGTTCCGTCACACTGAATTTCATAGACAATATCTGGATCGTCATATACGTTTGCAACAATATCCGAAGCAGCAATGCTTCCTGGATAAAAATTCTTAAACGTAGGTTTTCCTGATGTAGGATCAGTGTAGCTACAACCTTGGAACACACCAACGCTATCGTCTGCAGTATTGGTTCCAGGAAGAATATCTCCCCCACCACCTGCATCCATAATCACGAGCATGCCCTGATAAATAGGACCAGTTGCTCCCGACGCAATGACGTATTCGTTTGTAGTAAAGTTAGAAACTCCACTGAGCATACGGACAGGCTTTAGTCCAAAAGCGGCATCTTTATTAGCCATTTTTTCTACCTTCCATAAATAAAATAAGTGGCCTACTTAGTATTCGGACCACCAAAGGTTACACGAGATTGCCGATCATTAGTAATCGGCATTGAAGGATGCTGTTCCTTCATAAGGTCGTTATCGACAGCTGTCATTTGATCCGCAGTTTGCGATTCAAAGTATTCTTGACGGCTTTCGGCAATTTCGACTGGCACCTTTGCCAACATCAATCCTCCTACACCAATGACTCCTGCATGCTTACCATCTTCAATAGTTGGGGCATCGAAGTCAGGATAGTCTTCTGCGCGAACAGGTTCATATCCTTCACGGATACGGCCAGAAACATTTTTACGATCTTCATAACCGCGAGTTTCTGTACGAATCCATCTGAATTTATAGCCCTCAGGAGGCGTTGGTGCTTCAAGTGATGACGATGGACGCCAAGGTTTTCTGCGCTCTTGCATTGAGCGAGTTTCAGCAGCGCGAGGAGTTCTTTTTGAAATTTCAGACATTTTAGGCCTCCTTCACGTGTTTCGCATATTCCTCTAGGGGAACTCCGAGTTTTTTAGCAATGGCCACTTGACTTTGAGTCAAACGGACAGTCTTGCGCCCAGACTTTACATTTCGAGAAGCAGGAGCGACGGTTTGGGCGGGTCTCCGCGCACTTCCTGATTTTTGTTCCTCAAACTTATGAGGAAATTCATTACGAAGTCTATTATCAATCTCTTCATAATATTCTTCTGTCGAGGGATCAAACCCCTCTTCTTCGATCAGTTTACGATGAATTGAAAACGCTGTAAAGGTCATTCCTTCATCTTTTCCAAACCACTCGTTATCATTAGCCCATTTTTCGGCTCTTGGATCTATCTGTGGTTGAGGCTGAGCAACGGTTTGAGCAGGCTCAGGAGCAGGCTGAGTAGGAGCTTCTTTTTCTTGAGCCTCTATTCGGGCTTGCTCTCTAGATATTCTATCATTCTGAACACTTAGCCTAGCAATAACTGATTGAGCATCTGCCATTGCTTCAGAGTCACCTTCCTCATAAGCAGCTTTTAATGCTCGTTTTGCCTCTGCTAATTCGCTTTTTACCCGTCCTCCTGCTTCATTTACAAGAGTGGTATTAGCTTTAGAAAAATTAGTGGAAAGTTTATCATTATCATCTTTTAACTTTTTAGCATACTCAATAGCGGCTTGTTCTCGTCTTTCCGCCTCTCTCATTTTATAAGTTAAACGGTCAATACGCTTTTTAACGCCATCTGAGTATTCTTCATGTTCTTTGGAAGAATCTTCTGCAGCCTCTTGCGGTTGCTCTTCTGTTTCTTCTTCAACTTCAACATTTATTTCTTCTTTTTCTTCAAAAAGATCTTCTTGTTGTTTTTCTTTTACTTCAGCCATTTATTTCTCCTATACAGACATTATATCACGGGGATCATTAATAGTGGCGATAATCTCGTCATCATTAAGAATACGAGGCTCTGCGCCATCTATTTTAAAACGGGAACCAGCATATCTACCGATAAGCACCCAATCGCCCTCTTTACACCAAGGACCATCAGGAAATTTATCTTTATCAGCATATGCATCGGGACCAAGACTAACCACATAACCTACATTTGTAGCAAGCCGATTACGCTCAACCGTTTCATCCGCGAGAAGAATACCACCTTTAGTTTCTTTAGATGGTGTGTACGGAAGAATTAAAATTCTCCAGCCTGTGGGTTTTGGAAGTTTTTCCAAAGCTGAGGCGGAGTCTTCATTTTCTTGATCTGGCAAAAATTGTGCCGCATCAAATCGATTTGGCGATACTGCGGCTAAATTTGCTGCAGCTCGGCGTTCCTTTTCCTTATCTAGGATGTGGTCAGGAACGAATAACCGTTTAGTCATCTTCGTCTCTCTCCAATCTACTTCGAGTCTCTCTCAAAGTTTGTTCAATTTCGCCAAGAGCAGAAACTTGACCCATTGCATGATTGTATTGCTCCATATTTGCAACACCATTAGACATTAGCATTTCGCTAATTTCTGCTTGTCTCTTTTCTATCTTACCAAGAAGATATGAAACTAAATCCATTTAAAAAGTGCCTTTAAAATCCGTACCCTTTATAGCAATGCCGCCACCTTTACAGCGACGCGCAGCAAGAACTTCGTCTCCGCCACCGCCACCACCGTAGCCACCACCTGCTGCTTTTCTGACTTTACCTGTAGCACCTGCAATCTTATCTGCATAGGTAATTTTGTCATTTGGAGGGGCTAATGCAGCAAATTTCTTTTGTTTATCTGTCATAGATGCTCCCCCACCTGCACGTTTCTTTACAGATTTTTTCATATCTGCATCTTTACGACCCATAGCTTGTCTTAAATCAAACTCTAATACTTGCAGCTTATCTGGGTCAGTTTCATTAGCTATCATTTCCATTATTTCTTGAACACGGCTCATTTTAATTTTTCCTTGTAGCTAGAGAGACGTTCGCCCGAAGCGCAGCAATATCTTCATCAGATTCTATTTCTGCCCGAGCAAGTTGAGCTTGCTGTTGAAGTTTAGCGGCTTCAAGTTGAGCTTTTTGTTGATCTGCTGCAGCTTTACGTTGTACTTCAGCTTGTTGTATCTGAAGCTCTTGTTGTTTCAACATAACAATAGGATCAGATTGTCCTGTCCCAGCTGCTTGTTGAGCCATTTGACTAATTTGTTGAGTAGCCATTGCTGTTGCCTCCGCTAATGCTGCCTCTTGTTGTGGGTCCATTACCATCCCCTCAGCAGGTATAGGACGACCAATAATCTGCTCTACCTGTTGCTTATACTTCATACCCAAATGCTCTTGCATGTGCGCCATCAAAACTTGACTAGCGACCTGATTCTTTTGTATATTTGGGTCTTGTAAAAATGCAGAATGTGTAGCAACGTGAGCGTCGTGGTTCTGACTTTCAAACGCTTTTAACGGCTTGCCTATTAAAGAATCTATGTTTTCACTTACAGGGTCTTTAGGTATTGCCTCATCCTTTGGCGGTAATATATCATCTATATTTTGTATTCCTAAAGCAGAATACATCCTACGGTACGCTTCATGTAGATCATGTATTTGCGGAGCAGTTTGCGCCATTTGTAGTTGAGTTTGCGCCATAGTCACCCTTTGACTCATACTAAACATCGCAGGATCACTCACTGGCACTACATCAATTCTATCGTCGAAATCATCTATTTTAGCTTCAGAATTAGCATTAGGTACTTTGTAGGGATAAGAATTAGGAAGAAAATTCTTTATAACTTCTGCTAAGATACGAAGTTCTTGCCTCTGAGCGTAGTGAAGACGCTTATGGATAGCTGATAAAATCTTTGTGCCTTGTTCTAATAAGGCCACTGTTGTGCCTACAGGGTTCGCCTGACTCCCTTCGCCTACGTTTAGGTCAGTTACAGAGGCAAAACGTCTACCGCTTTCTATGA